GGTCGATGAAGTCTACTATACGGGCAACCGCGAACGCCTCGACGCCGCGAACATTCTTCATCTTTACCGAAAAGAGTTCCCCGCACAGATTCGGGGAATCTCCATGCTTGCCGGGTCTGTTCTGAACCTTCGTCAACTCGACGATTACCGAACCGCCGAACTGGTACACGCTCGCGTTGGTTCTGCTATTATGGGCGTTTGGGAATGGAACGGGCAGAACCCGAACGACGTACTCGGCGGGGATGAAGACGACGAAGGGCAGTTCGTGAGGGAAATCAAGCCCGGAATTTTCCCCGTCGCCCCCCGTGGTTATCAAGCGAAGTTCCTTCAAGGAGCGCAACCGAACAATCAGTTCGGGGTTTTCGTCAAGTCGATTATGCGGTCGATTGCAAACTCAATCGGTATCAGTTACAACAAGGCGACCGGGGATTACGAAAGCGTCAACTATTCTTCCTTGCGGGAAGCCGCTCTCGAAGACCGCGAAACGTATTGCGAGTTTCAAAAATATTTAATCGAGAACTGGAAGACGATTCAGTTCAATTCCTTTGTAAACGCTCTTGTCGTTCTCGGTCGAATCGAACCGTCGAAAGAACTTGCCGACCTCGCAAAACATCAATTTTTTGGGCGTAGGTTTGCTTGGGTTGACCCGCAAAAGGAAATCGCCGCGAAGCAAACGGAAATCGCTCTTATGTTGACCGACCCGATTTCCGAACTGGAATCGAGGGGAGAAGACCCCGAAGATGTTATCGCCCGGTTCAAAGACTGGAACGCGAAACTCGAAAAGGCCGGAATGCTCGAATTTTGGCTTGCGGCGTTCGGCAATAAGCCCGAATCCGCCCCCGGAACGGAAGACGATTCAAACGAAAATAATCAACCTCAAACGGAGTAACTACAATGGTTAATCCCGAAATCGACGAACAGAACCTCGAAATTTCTCTTTCCGTCGCTTCTTCGTACCCGTGCGAACGGTACGACTGGTGGACGGACGAGGAATACACCGAACGACTGGCAATCACGCCCGACGCCGTGAATCTTGAACGCCTTAATAACGGCGCGTCCGTACTCAAAAATCACGATACGGATAAAATCTTGGGGAAGGTCGTTCGCTCTTGGATTGAAGACGGCGAACTTTGCGTCCGAATCAAGTTCAGAACCGACAATATGTCCCGCGACCTTTTCCGCGACATTGCCGCCGGAATCGTTCAGAACGTTTCGATTGGCTACTCAATCGAACACGGAACGCCGTCAACCGACGAAAACGGAAAGAGAACCGTCGAAGTTGACAAGTGGACGCCGCTTGAAGTCAGTATCGCCGTTGGCGTTCCCGCCGACCCGACCGTCGGTTTTTTCCGCTCTTTTGTAACCAAACACGAAGCACGAAAACATAACATCAACCCTAACAAGGAGAAACAGAACATGAAACGTGCAGACGAGAACCCGAACGAATCCGAAACCGTCGATGAACTGAAGAAGCGCATTGACGAACTCGAAGCGGAGAACGCCGAACTCAAGAAAAAGAGTTGCGACGAAGGAAAGAAGAACGACGACGGCGACAAGCCCGACGAAGGCGAACTCGCCCGCAGTCTTCGCAAAGTCGGCGAAGACATTGTCAAGTCGATTTCCGCCCCGCACATTGTTACGAACCCGAAGCGCGGCTATGACCTCGGCGCGGCCTTCAACTACATGCTGAACGGCGAAGGGGCAGAGTTCGAGCGCGAAGTTTCCGGCGAGATTTACAAATCTCTCGGTCAGAAGCGCGGCGGCGAACGCTCCATGATGATTCCGCTCAACCGCGACGTTCCGTTCAGCCGCGAAACGCTCCGGGGCATCTTCAAGCGCGAACTTGCCGATACCGCCGCGACTGGCGCGGGTCTTGTCGCACAAGAGAACCTTCCCGACCTGTTTGTCGATTTCGTGCGGAACAAAATCGGCGTCAAGAATGCGACCTTCTTAACGGGGTTGTCCGGCGCGCCCGTTACGATTCCCGCAATGACGACCGATACTACCGTCGCTTGGGTCAACGGCGGAACGGCACATACTGACGCGAATACCGACGTCGCCGAAACGACCCCCGTTATCGGCAATATCGAACTGAACCCGCACAAACTCGGCGGTTACACCGTCGTCGGCAAAGACCTTCTTCTTATGGGTACGCCCGACGCCGTGGGTATTGTCATGCGTTCGCTTATGACGAAGGTTGCTCATCTTCTCGGAACGACCATGCTCAAGGGCAACGCAAGCAACCCGACGATTACGGGTCTTGCGACCGCGACGGGCGTTCAGACGAACGTTATTGCGACTATCGCTTCCGCGACTTGGGCGAACATGCTTGGTTTCGCCGCGAAGGTCGAAGGACTGGAAGTTGACGGCGAACTTGAGTTCGTTATGTCTGCCGCAGACAAGGCGACGTTCAAGTCGATTGCAAAAGGTCAGTACGGAAGCGGATTCCTTTGCGAAGACGACCGTATCGACGGGCATCTTGTTCACGTTGACGGCAGTCTTTCGAGCGGCGACATTTACTTCGGCGACTTCTCGAACATTATCGTCGGTCAGTGGGGCGGAATTGAAGTTACGCTCAACCCGTACACGCATTCCCGTTCGGGTATGGTCGAAGTTGACGTTCAGTTGGTTTGCGACATTGCCGTCAGACGCCCGAACACGTTTGTCAAGAGAACCGCTTCTTGATTTGTCCGGCCTTGAACCTCGCTCTACCCGTCCCCGCTCCGGCGGGGGCGGGGTCTTAACCTCAATTCGGAGAAAGCGAAATGAAGATTCGATTTGTCAGCGGTTGCGTTCTGAACGGGAACGACTATTCCGCCGGGGATATTATCGAAGTTGACGGGACGGAAAAAGGTCTTGACGTCGTTTTCGGCGCGGGTCTTTGCGAAGTCCTAATCGAAACCCCGGAAGAAAAGGCCGAAGAAGCCCCGGACGGAACGCCGGAAGGAACGACCGAAACGCCCGAAGAATCGACGGAAGGGGAAGACCCGACCGACGAACTGCACGAAATGAAAGCCCCCGTCAGAACCAAACGGAAGAAAAAATGAATCCTTTTGACGCCGCAACGAAAATCATAATGTCGAACCCGGACTTTACCGACGAATGCGTAATCGCCGGGACGACGACTTCCGTTGTCGCGTCCGAACTTTCCGAAGCCGAAACCTTGACCGAATACGGCGAAGACGCCGGGGTTTCGTTCTTCTTGCGGGTTGAAGCCCGTCTTCTTCCGAATCCGCCGAAGAAGTACGATAAAGTCGTATTTCACGGCATTACATACAAAATCGACCGTATCGACCTTGATTCCGCAGGACTGGTGTATCGCATCTATCTTCGTTCGTTGACGACCCGGAGTTCGTAAAATGGCAATCAGCGCAAAAAGTCAAGCCGTCAAACTCGAAATGTCTTTGCGTACTTTCGAGGCGAACGCCGATTTCATGCTCGACGAACTGGAAGAAGAACGGGAAAAAGTCGTTATGGCGGGTGCTTCCGCTTATGCGACTTCCGCTCAACGCCATACGCCGCCGTCGCTCGGTCAGACGAAGATTGACCCGATGTTTTACGAATCAATCGAGGCCGACCATGTTCTTTTGAAGGGCGAAAAGGCGAACGGGCGACGTGTGATTTACAAACTCCGGGACATTGTACGCAACCCCGCGAAGCAAAAGTACAAGAAGATGTTCGGAACGTACCTTCAAGAAGGGTACGAATACGCCGTTACGATGAAGAACCGCAACGGTCGTTCGATGTACCTCAAACCGTGCCGTACTCTTGACGAAGCGAAGCAATACGCCGTTGAAGACTATCGAGGACTTATGCGGGCGGCTTGGGGAATGGGGTTCGTTGCAATGGGAAAGAAAATGCCCCCGGTCTTTCGGAATCTGACGAAACTTCGTCCGAAGATTCTAACGAAACAAACGACGCTTTCGCAATCGGCGTTCGACGCTTCCCGAATGGAAGTAACCTTACGGAACAATGTCATTCGGAACGGGGCGGGTTTCCTCGCCTCGACCGACATTAACGCAAGTATCGCCGCCGTTCGGACAATGGACGACGCAATGACTAAATACTTCAAACGGAAATTCGCGTTATGAGTTTGGATGAAACGAAACTTTTTGAAATTATCCCCGTCGATTCGTTTATCGTGAAGACGGCCTCGTTTGACCTCGAATCCCCGGTCAAACCCGAAGGAACGCTCGTTATCGAAACGACGGGCGTTGAAGTCGCTAATTTGGGTTGCCCCGATTACTTTGTCAATATCTCGCTTTTGGGTATGACATACGTTGAATGCGACCCCGATAAAGAAATCATGCGAAAGATGTTCGCCGACGTAATGACCGCCGTTCAAGCGTGGACGCCGGAACTCGTTACACAGGCGTTCGGGTTTGAATATCCGGCGCGGTGCGTCGGGATTATCAATATCAACTCGACGATTTCTTCCGATAAGTCGATGCACGTTTTCAGACTGGACGTTCGACTTGTTCTTTCCGACGTTGACTTGTCTTCAGAAAACTTCCTTCCTTCCGCACATTTGAACCCGCCGTATTTGGTTGACGAACAACTTTCCGAAGACGGGTACACGAAGACGGCGTATATCTGTTATTCCGCCGCCGAAGAACGACCGATTACCCGTGTTATTACGACGAAGGACGGAACAGGACGGAAGAAGACAATCGAAATCATGTTCGCGTTCGGCGCGTGGGAAGACCGTTACGACCTTGAATATACTCGAAACTAACCATACAAACACAAACACAAAATAGGAGTTCAAACAATGGCACTTGCAAGACAGTTCGGAATTGTTACCGTTCACGGCGGTACGGCGTCGGGTCAGATTGCCGGAATCC